CCACCTACCCCCGGAGGGGTGCCTGCCGCCCAACACTATATTTATATGGTGTTGCAAACGGAAGGGAACGGTTATTAATAAATAATAACTCGTTCTTGGCAGCTCGTCGTAAAACGCGAGCGAGCCTTGCTTGGGGCACTCATTCGAGTGTCCCGGCTTTGGCTAGGTGACATAACCGATCGTGGATATTATCTATCATTTCGTTTTCCCGCTCTTGTATTCACTTGAGGTCACGACGTGGCTCCAAGGGATTAGCTATCTACTTGAAGACCTGTAGCATACTTCTTATGAAGCTCGCTGCAGGAGAGAAAGTAGGAGATCTATCTCCTTATGGATGCCGCGTCGCCCGCACGGGGGCTGGCGTACCGAGAATCATACCTAAGATTCATCGGAAGGCGTTGTTATCGGCTGACCCGCGATTTTTGCGCTTCTGGTTGACTTTATTCGGTTTGTACCGAGTACTGGACTTCCGCGCAAGATTCTCGGTTAAGACGATTACAACCCCTGGACCTTCTTTGAATCTAGAGGCGTTCCCTTTATGGGATCCTCTGGAGTTAAAGAAGGCTGCGCCAGGTACCCAGACGGGATCTAAACGTACGAAAGGAGGGGTATACGTCGGAGAGGGAAACAGGCGGCGTTTGGTTTGGATACAAACGTCGATGTCTGTCCTCTTCGAACAGGCAGTTCAGTTTTTTAACTTTCCTGACCTGCTTTCCGCTCTCAAAAAGGTTGGTGACCTTCTTGGGCCGGAGGCGTTGCCCCGAATGGAAGCGTTTAGATCCCTCGTTGTGGGGGTGAATGTCTTTCCTTGGCCCCTAGGTAAACTGGGAGTCAAGGAAGAACCGGGGAAGAAGCGAGTGTTTGCGATGGTCGACTGGTGGACCCAGACTCTGCTGTATCCTTTACATAAGGCGATTTTTGGGTCACTGAGGTTTATCCCTCAGGACTCAACCTTCGATCAAATGAAAGGAGTCCGGCGAGCCTGTGAAGAAGTTCAGGGGGGATATGTTGCCTCCCTGGATCTTTCGGCCGCTACAGACAGACTACCAGTCTCTCTGCAGTCTCTCCTAGTTGACCATCTCAAGCCCGGTCTCGGAGGTCCTTGGAAAGACCTTCTTGTCGGGCGAGCGTACAAAGTCCCGAAGAAGTACTCGTCAGTTGCCAAGCAGGTTTTCTATGCCTGCGGACAGCCGATGGGTGCATATTCTTCGTGGGCTATGCTCGCTCTCACTCACCATTTCCTAGTGCAATTGTCGGCCAGGCGAGCTGGTGCTCGTGAGTGGTTCACAAGGTACGCCGTATTGGGCGATGATGTGTTGATATGGGATCGACACGTCGTCCACCAATATCTCGAACTTATGAAAGAGCTCGGAGTAGGAATCTCGATGCATAAGTCCCTTGTCTCCAACAATGGGACTTTCGAGTATGCAAAGAGATTCGTCGCGAAAGGGATCGACTGTACCCCACTTCCTCTTCGAGAGGCGGCGGCGGCTACATCTTCCTTAGACGCACTAATCCTGCTTTTGAATAAGTTTCGGCGTGATTGGAAACCGGCGGACGTGCTTGCTTTCCTCGGGAAAGGCTTCAAGGTCAGAGGTTCGTTGTCAAAGACTCTCAAGAAACAATCGAGAGTAGTTGCACGAACCCTGGTCTTTTTGGCCCAACCCGGAGTCAGTCGGATCTCGTTCGCCTCCTGGTACCAATGGTTCGGGATGATTGGGATCAACTCTTCACGTGTATTGCCGTTGACCGATCTAGAAATCAAGTTGAATTCTCTTCTTGATTACTACACCGATCCGGGATACAGTGCGCATGCCCGTTGGATGCGTCCGACCAACTATGGTACGTTGGAGTTCATTCCGCCGCTCGAGCCAGCGGAGCCAGGTAGAGGTCTTGAAATTACCGATAAAGAGACGTTGTCGCAACAGACCATGTATCTTCTCCTTCCTATGATAGGAGGTAAGATATATGACGCTGAGCAATTCCGTCTTTCACGGCCTGAGAACTTTGTTCTCGCCGATGAATCGGCTTTTGATAAGGCCTTCCTGGCTTTCTCGGACTACATATCTCGTCTAGACAAGACGGAACTGTATATGCCCGATTTCTGCAAGATCAAACTTGAAGAATCGAAGCGTAGACCGGCTTCTTGGTGGATGAAGGTATGGGAGTTCGGGAGTGGCTGGGAGACTCATTAGTCTTTGCGCCAATGCTACCCGGTGCTGCCCAAGGGTCCTTCTATCGGGAGATGTCCCCAGGAGGTTTTTGGAGGGTAGTACCGTCCGGTTCCCTTAAGCAAGGACCTGGAGGCGTATATAAACGCCAAACCAGGGCCTGCTCCCTGGGTCTCCAGGTAGTCCTCTGTCCGTAGGTGTTGGTGAGGTAATGGCTTACCAGCCTGCAGATATGTCTGCCTGCCCTGGAAGAGTAGTTACTCTGGGGAGGTTCAATAAACGCGCAGTTACGCATTGCTGCTTGGGATAAATCCACACCTGGTAGGTGTAGTTCATCTACCTTGTACGGTGTCACCGAAAAGGAAGAGGGAGAGTAATCTCCTGAATCCTAAGAATTTAACACGCAACTGAGCGCGCGG